AACCCTCATCGGGGCTTGGTGTAGTCATAAACTCTTGATAATTTGGTGCTGTTATTTCCAATGGATTAGTAATGTTTCCATATTCATCCCGTTGGGGTTGATAGCTTGCCCTAGCTTGATTGTAAGCATCTAAAGCAGTTTTATAGGCTTGAGCATTAAAAGTTGGCTGAGAACTGCGTGAATAAGTCAAAGTACCGTATGGGGTTACCTGATTAACACGGTTAGCGGCTGCGGCTACACGGGCAGCTTCTAAATTGCCTTGTGCGGTAGCCCGTGCTGCGCCTGCATAATCAGGGGGTGGGGGTGCTGAACCGCCACCACCTTTACCACCGCCATGCGGTGTGCGTCTGCCTTCCCAAGTCCAACCGCTATGTTTGCTTCTCAGTATGCTCATGTTTGCGTTCCTTAATCCAACGGCAATCGGATTTATCCATCTCAAAAACTACAATGTCACCGCCATCGTCATGCACACCAATAAATCGGTGGGCTTCCTTAAAACCGAGTTTTTGGTCATATTCCATAGCTTTTGTATTCTTACTATTGACTATTCCAAAAACCTTTTCTAACTCACAGATTTTAAAAGGGTATTCAAATGCTGATTTTAACAAGAGTTTGGGCGTATATCCACCCTTTAAGTTCACCATGTGCATTTGACAAGTTTTTCCTAGAAACGCTGTGTATCCTATTACCCATTCTATGTTTCTGTTCTCATCAGCCCAAAATATTGCTTGAAAATCACCACAAGGCTGTACTCCAATCTCATTTTTTAATATTTGCATTGCTAACGCCTTTAACTCAACTGTATTCGCAGAGCAAAGCATTTACAAGACCGCTCCTCTTTCCATTACATAATCCGTTGATGCCCAAGTCACCGCAATATCTTGCGATGCAATATTTAAGCTAATTCCTGCCGCATACCCTATTCCTGTCACGCCTTGCCATTGTTTAGATACTGCACCTAAACCGCCCCAGTTGGCTTGGTCCCATGTACTTGTATCCCAAACCCCTACGCTTAATAAAGCGGGGTTATAGCTAACCTGACCTAACGAGTTTTGGGTTTCAAAATCGGTGTTAATACCGCATAAAACAGTCGGTGTGCCGTTATCTACCGTAAGGATAGGGCGTACCATTGTGAAGCGTTTTAACTGCCCTCTAGCGTCAAAATAGCTGTACGCTTGCTGGCAAGTAGCCTTAATGTTGGTATCGTCATCGGATAAACCGTCATAAAACTTACCAACATAGCCATCGCCACCAAAATACATATCTTCGTTAAATAACTCAAAGCAAGTGCCATTAAAGCCTGTAAAGTTAGCCCAAGCCTTAGTAATGGTGTGCATGACAAACTGCTGTACTCCACCAATGACGGGAATATTGAATATCAGCATATTTTGTTTCGCAAAATAGTGGATTTGCCAACCAAACTCGGTGCTATATAGGTCGGCAGCTTGGCTAACCGCAAAATATATCTTATCGGTGATGTTGACACGGGGGTCTAGGCGGCTAGACTGCAAAGCACCCGTCAAAGGTACGATTCCATCGTGGGTTAAGAGTAATAAATCGCCTGCCCACTTGAAAAAACACCGTCTAGTAAAGACTGGGCCTAATTGCCACACCCCAATTAGCGACCAATTATTCGCATCGGATGGGTTTGAGCCTTTATGAACAATGGCTTCACCGTTATTGGTGATAAATACAGCGTAATCGTCTGCTCCGTAACCAGCATCTAAAGTCCAAGTACCCATTGCCTGAATAAAACCGCCATTTCGGGCTACTGCGCCCAAATCGTAAGATGTTGCCGCCCCACTTATAGCGTTTACCCCTAAATACCAAAACTTTAAGGTGTTTTTTTCTACAAAATACAGCCTATCTTTGTGCAAATTGACATGAATTAGGTTTGCAGAGTCCACGCCAGTAATGAATTTAGCGATTGTGTACGACCCTAATGGGCTTGCGGGGCTAGAAGCAGGGGCAGAAAGGGCAGTATAGGTAAAAGTTGTGCCACCCGTGACCGTAATTACGAATGTTCCGTTGTATGCCGATGGACTTGCGCCTGTAATGGTGACCTGATTGCCAGTAACTAACCCATGAGCCACGCTTGTAGTGACTGTGCAAGTTGTTCCTGACGCAGTTAAGTTGCTAATAGTCTGTGCGGTGCTAATGTTGGCGTATTTAATCCAGCTTGTACCGTCATAAAGTAGGGCTGCATCCGTTCCATTGACTGCGGTCAAGAAATTACCACCCGCAGTTGACGCATTAACATACTGAAAACGGTCACTTCCAAGCCCTGTTTGGACTGAAACAGCCGTACCACCCGCAGAAACATCATAAATAACGCTTCCTGCTGCGGCAAATAGCTTTTCCGAGCTACCGCCTGAGTATTGCATTAGGGTATCAACTTGCCCAGTAATGCCTGTAGCAAACTTGGTATAGCCTTTACGCAGTTCAACCTGAGATGGGGTAGGGAAGAAGTTTTCTAGCACCACCGCATCAAGTGGGTTCATTTCGGCTACCGAATCCCGTGCGTTCCAACCCCCAATAGGGGAAGCCACAGAAGCGGTAACTGCCCTTCTTTGCTGTGGTACTGGCATGATTAAGTTCCGTAGCCTGTATCAGGAATGTTAGCGTAACCAATAAGCACTTTGGTTGGATATGGAGCAAACGACAGATTGGCAGAGCCTTTATCGTTGGCTTTCGCTACATTCAGATAACGCATATAGTCTTGCATTAAAGCGGTGGTATCAAACCCTTTAATTTGGAAATATTTGAGTTTTGTACCCAAAACCATCACCGTATCGTCAAAAATGGTGGTGTCGGTATCTTGCGTAAAGCTATTTTTTACTTGGTCAGTCGCACTTCTAGCCCATCCCTTAGAACGGTACTCAAAGCCTAAATACTCTTTTGTATTATATGGTGGCCAAATTTGAAACTTATTGCCTAGAATACGCCACCTAATGCGTGGGCCAGTTGAGATATAACCCGATTTTAGCCATTGCCATTGTTGGGCATCTTCAGGGCCTAACATCTGCCAATGCTTTGTCTTATCCCAATGGGTATTATCCGTAATGTTCTCAAAGTCGGGTGGTAATGGGTATTTGGTCTGTGAAAAGGTAAAAGTCACGCCCGTGTATGTACCACTAGCCAACTGGCTCATTACAATGGTGGAAGTCGTGCCGTTAAAGGTTACGCTATCCACATAGGTATCTTGGTTGATGCCCGTGCCTGTAATCGAATAGTTATTGTTTAGGGCGGTAGCGTCACCAGTAACAATTATGTTATAGCTGTTTTCGCTGACCGTATCGCCTACAAAGGTTACGGCATCGGTATAAAAACGATACTCCAACTCTAAGCCTTGCCAATCATGCTCTTTGACCAAATCGTAGCCAGTACGGTTCATCAAAGCCAATACTTGCTGAACATCCTGATTGGTGTTACCAGCCACATAATTGGGTACTGCAAGGTTTAATTCAGCCGTTGTTTGCTGAACTAGTTGGAGCATCGTTGATGACATATCAGACTTCCTCTACGACTTTTGGTTTACGAGTTCGAGTTTTCTTTTCACCAACTGCCGCAAGTGCAGCCGCCATTTGCTCTTGCATTTGAGCGAGCTTCGCATCAGTTTCAGCCTTAATTTTAGCATTTTCCATCTCTTTTTGGGCAAGTTCTTGCTTTAACTGATTAATTTCTTCGGCTCGCTTACTGGCTTCTGCGGATTCTTCGGCAAGATTTAGGAAGGTTTTAGCCTTATCCCTAAACGAATGGGGTGACATACCCGCAATCATGCCAATACGCTGAAGTTGTAAATCGGATGCGTTAGCAATGGATTCTACGGTCAGAAACTTGATAGCCCGTAGTTCTTGGGCTTGGCTTTGGCTAATTAAAGGCCATTGCTCAACGGGTGTACCGTGTATTTCACTAGAGGAATCCTGACTAGCCTGATATTGCAACCATTGGCGTGGGAAACGCTGTTTATGGCTTTCCTGTGCGTAGGTGTCAATTTCGGTTAGATTATCCCCTGCGACCATGATTCGTACAAAGTCAAAATCCTTGTAGATTGGTCTGCCTGCTTCGTTTGATTCATATTCTTGCTTTACGGCTCGTTTATAAAACTTGACCGCCAAGCGTGAATCTGCGTCTTGGTTATCGCTATCAATCATAAAATCTCCTAAGTGGTTAGAAGTACAACAGTTAAAGAAAAAGGGCTACCCCGTGAAGGATAGCCCCTTGTTTTTACTACAAAAACAACTTAAACGCTAGTAGCTGCAAACCAACCAAAATCGCCACTTGCCATAGAAGCTTGTGACATATAAGAACCACCTGAACCAGTTGCTACGAAAGTCGAAGCATTAATGGAGCAAGTAGCGGTCGATGCACCAATAGCCGCACCAGCTTGTGCGAATACATAACGCTTACCATCGCTACCAAAGGTTTCAGCACCGAGAGGGCCAAAAGCAGGGATAGCAATAGCGGTTGCATTGTTTGTATATGCAAAGCTAATAGGGGTGGTGTTGTTTAAATCAACGCCCGAAATGGGCAGAACTGAATAAGCCATGATTATTTCCTTTTTCCAAATTAGGTGGTCAAAATACCTTGCAACTGTGCGTTGCTGGTAGTTAAGTTACCAGCCCAACCGTAGAGCTTAACGATTGCGTCTTGGTTGATGGCTTGACGCTCACCACCGATAGGCACGAAATTACGCTCTTTGTGTGGGCGGAAGAAGATGTAGTTGGTGTTCAAGAGATACATATAGTTTGCGTTTTCTTGTGCGCCAATACCACCACCGAGTACCACATCAGCAGATGTACCGCCACCGTAGAACTTGAGGGATGCGAAACCAGCCGCACCGCTTTCTTCGGTAGTAATACGCTGAATTGCTTGCAATGCACCTACGAAATACTGATATGCGGTGTTACCAGCGATATACAAGTCAGCCTTGTCTGTGCCACGAACTTGCTTGATAGCAGCT